CCGTCGCAATGTGGGAGTGAAGATTGATCCGCCCCTACGCCGCCACCGATCTGGAGCGAGTGCTTGAGCTTGGCGCGATGATGCACGCCGAAAGCCGGTATGCCTCGCTGGACTTCGATCCGAACAAGCTGGTTGACCTGTCCGACGCCGTGCTGACCAATCCCGCCTATCTCTGCCTTGTGGCCGAGGAAGGCGGCGAAGTCGTGGGCTTGATCGTTGGCTACGTCATCCCACACTGGTTCGGCAATGACCTGACCAGCGGAGACTTGGCCGTTTACGTTGCGCCCGAGCATCGCAAAGGCATGATCGGCGTGAAGTTGGTCAAGGCTTACACCGCGTGGGCGAAGTCCATGGGAGTGAAGGAGCCTATGCTTGGCGTGTCCGCTGGCATCACTCCGGCGAGAATAGGTGATTTATACAAGCGCCTCGGATATAATGAGACATTCGTGGTCTATAAAATGCCAATGGAGGCGTGACATGGGTTGCAAGTCGAAGCCCAAGGGCAAGAAGGGGAAATAGCATGGGTGGTATCTTCGGCGGTGGTCCTTCCATGCCTGCTCCCGTGGCTCCCCCTCCGCCTCCGGCCAAGTCGGACGCCGAGGTGCGCAGCGAGGCTTTGCTCGACCGTCAACGGCGTGCGGCGGCCAAGGGGCGTCAATCCACTATTCTGACCGGCGGAACCGGCGCTGAAGACGCTGGCGCGGCTCAGAAAAAGACGATGCTCGGAGAATAGCTATGGGCGGTATCATGCCAGTTATTGGGACGGCTCTTAATCCGATTGGAGCGGTTGCGCCCAAGACCGGCATCGGGCAGGCCCTAGACCCTGCGGCTGCTATTGCACGTAAGTTTTCTCCCGGTATGCAAGATTGGATTGACCCCGCTGGAGGCATGCGCGAGGGCGGATTTCAGAACAAGGCTATGACGCAGACGTATGAGGAGCGGCAAAAGCAACAGGCCGCTCAGACCGGAAGCGGGAAGACGGGTAAATCATTGTTGGTTAGCGGCTGATGACCACTTACCCGCCCCCTATCGTCGGAAGGACCGGGGATAATCAGGCCCACCCGGTGTTTCTTGCTGTCAACGACATGGAGGTAACGGGCGATAACCCATTGCCTGTCAGACCGAACGTTGGCAACGTCAATCTTGACGGCCAGACCAGATCGGCGCAGACGCTGACCCTGTTTGACGGCAAGATTTTGAACGCCGAGGACGCCTACAAGTGGGACACCAAGGGCACGGGAACGGCCACTTACGGGGACAACGCCGTCAACCTCACGGTGACAAACGGGCAATATCTTGTCCGTCAGTCGCGTTTCTTCACCCCGTATTTTTCGGGAAAGCCGCAGATCGTTGAGGGGACGCATATCAACTTTGCCATCGAAGCGGGCAAGGTTAAGATGTTTGGATATTTCAGCAGCAATGCTGTTGCGCCCTACGATTCCAACAAAGACGGCTTTTGGATCGAGGCCGATGGCGTAACGGATAACACCTATAAGCTGGTGACTTCGTTTGACGGCACGGTGACGCATTCAATCGCCTGGACGGATTGGGACGATTACGACGCAATCCGCACTTACGATTGGTCAAAGTTCACGGTCAAAAAGGCAGACTTCCTGTGGCTCGGCGGCGCGGGGCTTCGGTTGTTCATGGTGGTTGATGGCGTCTTCCGCTTGGTCCACACCATCAATAATCACGCTGGCTACAAGGACACCCTGATTTTCAAGTCTCCGAATCAGCCGGTGCGATACGAGATCCGGTCAACGTCAGGATCAGGTTCGTTCAATACGATTTGTTCTCAGGTGTCCACCGAGGGCGCGACCATTGCCGAAGCCGGGGAAGGTGTGGCGATCTACACCCCCGGCATCGCGTGCAATACGGTGGGGACCATCTATGCCCTGTGCGGAATGCGCAAGGTGGCGGCATACCGCAACCACTTCATCCCCGTTACCGAATTTGGGTGCACACAGACTTCGGTTTCTGGCGATAGCGGAGTGCTTTTGCTGCTTATCAACCCGAAGTTATCGGCTCCACTCACATGGACTGCGAATTCTAGGATTGAGACGGCCATTGCCAGCAATCAGACGGTGACGAATGTCGGTCGCATTTTGAAGGCTGTGCCGTTCTCTGGCTCGTCTGTATCTTCTCAAGCGCCAAGCGCAGCTCTCCGCGTCCTCGGGTGCGGCATTGACAACACCATGAGCGAGTTGATCGTTGCATATGCCCCGTTGAGCACGACTCAGAGCGTTTCTGGCTCGATGCAGGCCGTGGAGTACTAAAAGTGTTTAACTGGATACGCATAAAAATTCAGAAGCCTTCGAGGCTGGATTATTGGGTGATAGTTTTTTTGCTCGCGTCAATCGCGGTCGGCGTCTGGTTCGACTTCATCAGAGGGCTTGTAAATGGCTGACACGCTTCGCACCGAATCCTATTTGCTCGCATCGCTGTTCCAAGACGGCCAAGCAGCGAATGCCATCACGGCCCAGGACATGCGCGACCTAATCGTCTCCATGCGCTCTGGCTTCGGCGAATGCGCTATGCAGGGCAACAGCACGGCGACCACGATTAGCGTTGCCGGGACGTACTACAAGATCGCCGGGACCACGGCCCTGTCTGGCAACGAATACCTCGTTGACGATGCCTCTGGCACCAGCAACCGCCTTCGCTATACAGGCACGCCGCAACGCCTTGTGCCGTTTAGCGCGTCAATTTCATTTACACCCGCATCGAACAATCAGGAAATTGCCTTCAAGGCGTGGCTCTATGACGCCTCGGGGGCGAGCGGTGCTTACATCGCCGATAGCCTGATCCGCCATCACTCGACCGGCTCGGTTGACGTTGCGACGATCCAGGGCCACGCCCTGATGGATGCGAACGACTACATTGAAATCCACGTTTCCAACCTGACCAGCACCGCGAACGTGGTCGTGTCTGAATTGAATTTCAGGCTCTTGCCTCTGTTTAAGTGAGGTATCCCGAGATGTTGACCGATAGCGAAATCATTCACCTGTGCAAGCGCAAGGACAAGATGAAGGCCGAGCGCGGGACTTGGGAGACGCATTGGCAAGACCTTGCCAATTATGTCCTGCCCAATTCCGCCGACTTCAATGTTCAGCGTGCTCTCGGCGACAAGCGCACCACGCTGATCTATGACAGCACCGGCATTCATAGCAACGAGATGCTGGCCGCTGGCTTGCACGGGATGCTGACCAACCCGGCTCAGAAGTGGTTCAGCGTCCGCGTCAAGAACGACATCGAGGACATGAACGACAACCCCGAGGTCAAGAACTGGCTCGAAATGACCACCGACGCCATCTTGACCGAGCTATCGGCACCCGAGGTGGCGTTTGCCTCGCACATCCATGAATATTACCTGTCGCTCTGCTCTATCGGCACGGCGGCCATGTTCATCGGCGAGCCGGTCAACCGCGACGAGGGTTTGTCGTTCAAGACGATCCACATCAACGAGCTTTTCATCGCCGAGAACGCGGACGGCATTGTCGATACGGTGTTCCGCAGCTTCAAATTGCCCTTGCGTCTGGTCGTTCAGAGGTTCGGAGAGGAGGCGCTTTCGCCCCGCATGCGCCGCATGTGGGAAAAGAAGGAGTTCGATAAGGAAGTCGAAATCCTCCATTGCGTCTATCCCCGCCAGGACGCGCCGGAAGGGGCGAAGGCGTCCAAGATGCTGCCCGTGGCTTCGGTCTACCTCGATGAGAAGGAAAAGCACATCCTGCAAGAGGGTGGCTTTGACGAGATGCCGTTTATGGTTTCCCGCTGGTCTAAGGCCACGGGCGAGGTGTTCGGGCGCTCCCCGGCCATGACTTCATTGCCTGACATCAAGATGCTCCAGGAGATGATGAAGACCACCATTCGGGCGGCGCAGAAGATCGTTGATCCGCCCTTGCTGGTGCCTGATGACGGCGTGATTGGGCCGGTTCGCACCATCCCAGGCGGTCTGAACTATTACCGCTCGACCACTGGCGCCCGCATTGAGCCGCTGCTGACCGGAGGTAACATCCCGATCAGCTTCGAGATGGAGGATATCCGCTCCCGCATCCGCATGATGTTCTTCTTGGATCAGCTACAGTTCCAGGGAGGGCCGCAGATGACGGCAACCGAGGTCATCGAGCGCACCGAGCGCACCTTGCGCCTTCTCGGCCCGACGTTGGGCCGCCTTCAGTCCGAGTTCCTCGGCCCGATGATTTCCCGCATCTTTGGCGTGCTGGTGCGCCAGGGCAAGCTGCCCATTCCGCCCGAGATCATCCAGGGGCAGGAAATCAAGATCGAGTATGTCTCGCCCCTGGCGCGTGCCCAGCGGCAGTCCGAGACGGAAGGCATCATGCGGACGTTGCAGCTTGCTGGCCCCATCGCCCAGTTCGATCCGAGGGCCGTCAAGGCCATCAAGGGGATCGAGACGGTGCGCCATATCGCCCAGCTTAACGGCGTTCCACCGCGCCTTATTTCGTCTGACGAAGAGGTGCAAGCGCAGATGCAGGCCGAGGCGCAGGCCATGCAGGCTCAACAGCAGATGGCGATGATCCAGCAGGGTGTTGACACTGCGGCCAGGGCAAAGGAGAGCGGTCTTGTCTAACATCAAGGACGATTTCCGGTTCGTTTTCGGCTCGGAAGAGGGCAAGCGGGTGCTGTCGCACCTCTGCCGCGAATGCGGCGTCCTACGACCTTCTTTCGTGCCTGGGATGAACCCAAACGACGCCATTTTCATGGAGGGGCAGCGCAATGTTGCCTTTCTTATCCTGACCGCTTTGGACGAAACGCCCGAGCGGTTCCTTGAACTGACACAGGAGATATTGACCAATGTCTGACGAAACCGCGCCCGTAACGGATACCGCGACCACGACCGAAACCAGCACCCAGGCCCCCGCAGATTGGCGGTCTTCCTTGCCCGAGGACATTCGGGACAATCCCACCCTGGCGAAGTACAAAGACCCGGTGGCTCTGGCCGCCGCGCACATCAATCTTCAGAGCCATCTGGGCCGCGACAAGATCGCCAAGCCGAAGACTGACAGCGATTGGAACGACGTTTACAATTTCCTGGGCCGCCCCGAGAGCGCGGACAAGTACGAGCTTACTCTGCCCGAAGGCGTGCCGGACGCTATCAAGGGGTCGTTCAACGACGACGCCATGAAAGGCTTCCGAGAGAAGGCCCACGCGCTCGGCCTGAACGCCAATCAGGTCAAGGAACTGTTCGGCTGGTATGTCGGCAACACGTCTCAGCAGTTTTCCGCCATGCAGGAGAGCGCCGGGAAGACCATGAGCGAGGCCGAGGCGTCGCTTAAGCAGGAATGGGGACGCGCTTACGAGCAGAACCTCAAGTTTGCCCGCAAGGCGTTTGCCGAATACGGCGGCGATGAGCTAGCGGACATCATGGAAAAGTCAGGCATGGGCAACAACCCGGCGGTGTTGAAGGCTTTCGCCAAGATCGCCAAGACGACCATGCCCGACAAGGACTTGGTGGGAACCACCGAGAGCGCGGGGCGTGCTTTGACCCCGGACGAAGCCAAGGCCGAGGCCAAGGGCCTTATGTCGCACCCGGCCTACATGGACAAGCGCCACCCTGATCACAAGATGATGGTTCGGAAGGTGCAGAACCTGTTTGAACAGGCATTTTGACCATGGATGACGAGCAAATCAGGCTCGAATGCCTCAAGCTGGCTCAATCTGGAGATGCCCAGCGCACCATCGAGGCGGCGAAACTCTATTATGATTGGGTTTGCCCGCCGGAAGTCGCCATCGGTGAGAATGGCGTTGTGATGCGACGGCGGGGGCGACCGCCTAAGCAGTTCTGATAGAAGAGGCGGGACTTGTGCCCGCCTTTTTTAATGTGTATTGTGGACGAGCCTTCCGATTAAGGTGTGGACACTTCCCTTGCGGAACCCGCGACCAAGCAATGAAGGCATGCTTGGGCCGTCGCACGACGATACCCCGAATATCGTTCAAACTCGCAAGGGAACACCCAAATGAGCATTCAAGTCACCACTGCGTTCGTTGAGCAGTATTCTGCCAACGTTCAGCACCTCGTCCAGCAGGACGGCTCCAAGCTTCGCGGCCTTGTCCGCGAGGAATCCGTTACCGGCAAGAACACTTTCTTCGAGCAGATCGGCGCTACCGCTGCCCGTCGTCGCCCGTCGCGCCATGCCGATACCCCCCAGATGGACACCCCGCACTCGCGTCGGCGCGTCTCGCTGGAAGACTTCGACTGGGCCGACCTGATCGACAATGAGGACAAGGTCCGCATGTTGATCGACCCGACCTCGCAGTACGCCCTGGCGGCTGCCAAGGCCATGGGCCGCGCCATGGACGAAGTCCTGATCGACGCCGCCCTGGGCACTGCCTACACCGGCGCGTCTGGCTCGACCTCGACCGCTGCACAGACCGCCCTGTCGGATCAGACCAGCAACATGAACCTGTCCACGCTGCTGTCCGTCAAGGAAACCTTTGATGGCGATGACGTGCCCGACGAGGGCCGCGTGATCGTTTGCACCGCGAGCCAGATCAAGAGCCTGCTCAACACCACCGAGGTGAAGAGTGCCGACTACAACACCGTCCGGGCGCTGGCCCGTGGTGAAGTTGACACCTTCATGGGCTTCAAGTTCGTCTCCGTGAACGGCAAGCGCATCGACGGTTCGGCTCTGGTCCCCATGTCCACCGACACCAACCGCCGCTGCTTCGCCTTCCAGGGCGACGGCCTGCTGTTGGCTGTTGGTCAGGACATCGTGACCAAGATCAGCGAGCGTGCGGACAAGAACTACGCGACCCAGGTTTTCCTGAGCATGGCTATCGGTGCCACGCGCATGGAAGAGGCTCGCGCCATCGAAATCCCGTGCTCGGAGTAATGAGAAATGACGACCAAGAAGTCTGACATCGTCACCAACTTCACCGCCGTTCCCCGCGTGGCGAATGCCACTCAGGAATGCGGTGGCCGCGTTCGCGTTATCCAGGGTTCTATTGCCCTGGCGACCACCGACCTCGACGCCGCCGACATCGTTCTGCTGGCCCCCATCCCCACCAACGCTTCGATCATCTCGATCCGTCTGGCTGCGGATGATCTGGACAGCAACGGTTCCCCGGCTCTGGTCTGGGACGTTGGCCTGCATGACCTGGGCGGCACCGCCAAGGACGCTGATTTCTACGCCACGGACATTACTCTGGGTCAGGCTGCGACCGCCTTCACCGAGTATCGTTTCGAGGCCGCCGACATCAACACCACCGGCAGCCGCGTCTGGGAAGATGCCGGTGATTCGTCCGATCCGGGCGGCCAGTATTATCTGTCTCTGACCGTCAGCACCGCTGCCGCTACCGCTGCGGCTGGTGATCTGTCGTTCATCGTTCAGTACGTGGTGGACTAAATGGCGCGGGAGGGCTTCGGCCCTCCCAAACCACTTTACGGGGGTGATTAATGGCAACGTCTGTCGTCAAGATCGTCAACAATGCCCTCGTCCGAATTGGTGCGTCTAGCATCACCGCATTGACCGAGAACAGCGAGGCCGCCCGCGCGGCCAATGTCGTTTACGATCAAATCCGTGACGCCACCTTGCGCGATCATGTCTGGAATTTCGCCGTTCGGCGCGTGCAGCTTGCCCAAAGCGCCACTGCCCCGGCCTTCGGCTACGCCTACTCCTACCCGCTGCCGACCGATTGCATCCGCGTTCTTCAGATGGAACTGAAGGACATGGTCTATAAAATCGAGGGCCGGAACCTTCTGACGGACGAAGGCACGGCGAAGATCATGTATATTGCACGGGTGACCGACCCAAACGAGTTCGATGTGATGTTCGTTGAGGCGCTTTCGGCGAGGCTGGCGGCGGAATTGTCCATCACGTTGACGGACAGCAGCACGCTGTACCAGAACATGATGGAAATCTACCGTCACAAGATCACCGATGCCCGTTCGGTGGACGGCCAGGAAAGCGGCGAGCCGAATATGGTCGCCGATACGTGGCTCGATAGCCGCATCAATTACGCCGGGTCTGCCTTCTCTGTGGATGTGAACTGATGCCGCGTTCCGCGCCGATCTTCACCAATTTCACCGCCGGGGAAATGTCGCCCAAGATGGAGGGGCGAATTGACGTTGCGAAATACGGCAACGCATGCAAGCGGCTCGAAAATATGTACGTCGAGAAGCATGGCCCCGCCACCCGGCGCGGCGGGTTCTACTTCGCGGCAGAGGTCAAGAACAGCAGCAAGCGCACCCGCATCCTGCCTTTCGAGTTCTCCGTCACCCAGGCTTACATTCTGGAGTTCGGGGACCAGTATATTCGGTTCTTCAAGAACTATGGACGGGTCGAGAGCGGGCCGTTTGATATCGTTTTCGACGTTCCGTTCAACACCGGCTCGGCGTATGAAGTCGCCAGCCCGTATCTTGAGGCGGAGCTTTTTGAAATCGTCATCACGCAGTCGGCTGATGTGCTCTACATCGCCCACGGCAACCACGCGCCTCGTAAGCTGTCGCGCTTGAGCGATACCAATTGGACGCTTGAGGTGATTGATTTCCTCGATGGGCCGTTCAATCAGATCAACACCGAAGCCACCACCCTGGCGCTGTCGGGGACAAGCGGAAGCGTCACTGTCACGGCAAGCGCCGCGACCTTCGCGTCCACCGATGTGGGCCGCCTAATCCGGTGGGAAGACCCGGCGAGCAAGTGGACGTGGCTTACGATTACCGCTTACACAAGTTCCACCGTGGTGACGGCGACCATAGAAGGACCGAATGCGTCGGCGGGGACGGCCACGGCTGACTGGCGGTTGGGTGCGTTCAGCGAGACAACGGGCTATCCGGCGGTGGTGACGTTCTTCGAGCAGCGCCTTGTCTGGGCCTCGACCCGTGAGCGCCCGCAGAGCATGTTCTTCTCTGTGTCGGCGGATTACGAAAACCACGCCCCGACCGAGCCGGATGGCACGGTGGTTGACGACGGAGGGTTCGTTTACACCATCGCCACTGACCAAGTTAACGTCATTCGGTGGATGCGAGCCGGTAAGGTTTTGTCGGTCGGCACCGCCGGGGGCGAGTTCATCGTAAGCCAGGGAGACAACAGCAGCCCGCTTTCCCCGACCAATACCCGCGCCGTGCGCCAGACAACCTTTGGATCGGCGCAAGTGACGCCCCCCCATGTCGGCGCTAGCGTGCTGTTTCTCCAACGCGCCGCTCGCAAGGTTCGGGAATACGTCTACCAGTTCGAGACGGACGCCTACACCGCGCCCGACTTGGCGATCCTGGCCGAGCACATCACAGAGGGCGGTGTGGTCGAAATG